TTTTGGACGTTTGCCGGAGGGGTCAGATTCTCCACCTAACGGGAGTGAGAAGCAGGTGTAGGGCTTTAACCTAGCAGGCTAGAGCTCTCCCCAGTAACCCCCTATAGTCCCCCTTCTTCCCCGGATTCCACCGGGTCGATCTCTAGCGGCTTCCCTTCCCGCTCCATTCTGGCATATACCGCCGCCAAAATATACCCTTGCAGGCTTTCCCCGTTTTCTTTTGCCGCGGCGCGGATTGCTGCGCCTTTTGCTTTTATGGGCCAAACGGTTATGCGGTCGCATTTTGCGTTGTATTTGTCGTTATTTCGTCTTTTTGTTTCCGAAACTGGCATATTATTACCCCTTGCTTATTTTTATAAATATAATATAGCACAGTTCCGCCGACACCGCAACGTGCAATTTTCACAGCACCGCACCGTGTTTTTTGTGCAGACCGCCGAAAACACCGCAACGTGCTTGACAGGCGACACGTTGCGGTGCTACAATGCAGCCACAGCGAACGACACCGCAACGTGTCAAGCTGGTAACATAGCCGCCCCGGTCTGGGGCAGGAAGTGAGGTGAACAGCATGAGCATTGAATTTTTCAAACTCCCCGCCGCTTTGAAAAAAGCGATCTGGGCCGCCTACTTGGCAGAGTGGAAAAAGAAGCAGGCAGCAAAAAAGCCCGCCACCCACTAAAGCAGGTGACAGGCTTGCAAGATGAATTTTCCACAACGCATCTTGTAAGCCAGTTTACCACCGAAAGGCGGTAAAGTCAAGCGGATGCCCTGGCAGGGTCGCACCGCTCAAACAAAGCGGCCCCGCCCCATAGCCCCGGCAGCCCGCCGGGCAAAGCTGAAAAAGCAAAGGAGCAAAGAACATGAAACTTGCAAAGAAGATCACCACCGCCGCCGCACTGGCGGCCGCACTGCTGGCAGGCACCGCACCAAAGGCCGCGGCACAATGCCCCTACACCGTCGGCCCCCTGGGCCGCTACATCGCCCCGGCCATTGTGCAGGGCATGACCGCCACCGATGACGGCGCGGTTGAAGTCTGGTGCACCGACGCGCTGGACGGTGACGACTGGTATTTTCTGGTGGATGCTGAAACCGATCTGCGAATTTATGACCGCGTTGACCTGGTGGTTGACGCGAACGGCACCCCGGAAGATTTCAGCGATGACAAAGTGATTGACGCGCTTTACTGCCACGGCTGCACCGAAGATTGAAAGGAGCCTGCACCATGATGACACTTGAACAGATCCGCGAACGGAACCGCAAGGAGAACGCCGCAGCCCGCCGCCTTCAGGCCGCCGGGTATCGGCTGGAAGGGTGGGACCCCCGCACCGGGCAGCGGATCGCCGCACGAATCACCGGCGAGAACACCAACGCAGAGCGCCGCACGTTCTACAGCTTTCCCACCTGGCAGGATGCCGCGGCCGCGCTTCTGGGCTGAATGCCCACCGGATGCCCTGGCAGAGCCGCACCGGACAAAGCGGCCCCGCCCCACTACCCCGGCAGCCGCCGGGAGATCATCCCGAATATCAACCACAACGAACAAAGGAGAACGAACCATGAAAGGCATGACCAACAATCAGATCATCATGAACGAAGCCGCGAAGCTGGACCCCGCCACCCTGCACGCCATCGCCACCGCGCACCATACCCCGGAGCAGATCGCCGCAATGGCTGCAAACGCAGTCACCACCGACGAGAACGGCGACGAACAGCCCGCCACCATCGCAGACGTTGAAATCATCCTTGCAGCGGCAGAGCTGCACACCTTCGATCACTGGAAGAAAGAAGGCAAGAGCGTCAAGAAGGGCGAAACGCATTTGATTGAATGCTACCTGTGGAAGTACACCACCCGCCCCAGCAAGGCCCAGCGGGAAGCCGCTGAAGCCGAAGGCAAGGAAGCAGCCCCCGCGCCGCATTTCTACCCCACGAAATCGCACCTGTTCAGCTGCTTGCAGGTACACGACGCAAAGCAGGCCCCCGCCGGCCGCTTCGGATCTGTCGCCGCCATCATGGAGTATAACAAAAAGCTGGCCGCAGAACGCAAGGCTGCAAAGGCAGCAGCAGAGCAGACCGCCAGCACCCCGGCCCCTATCATCACCGAAGAGCACCACGAATTGCCGGAGCTGGTGCACGTCGATCCGCTGCCCACGAAAAAGGCCAGCAAACCCGCCGCCACGAAAAAGCCCGCCCCGGATGTGCTCCGCAAGGCAGAGCGGGAAGCAAAGGCCGCTTTCCTGGCTGTCCCCGAAACTGACCGCAAGGGTCAGGCCGCCGCGCTGGATGCCTGGCGCAAGACCCGGAAGGCCGTAGAGGACGCAAAGCAGGCCCCCGCCGCCGTAGCCGCGCCGGATGAAGCACCCGTGAAACAGCTGGACTTTGAAAGCATCGCCGCCGGGCTGCTGGCATGACCCACCACCACGAAACCGGAAACTTTAGCAGGGCTGCACCGGGCAAAGCAACCCCGCCCCACTTCCCACCGGCACCCCGCCGGGAGGATCACCACAAAACGAAGCACGAAAGGAAGTTTGAACCATGAAAAAGTTTAACAACGTCATCGACCAGATCAACGAGGTTTTGCGCCAGCAGTGGACCCTTCAGGCGCTGCGCCGCAAGGCAGAGTGCACCGGCCGCCCCGCAGAGGTTCAGCAGCAAATCACCGCCGCCCGCCTCCGCCTCATCTGCGCCCGCCGCGGCTACCTGCTCACCGCCTGACCCGTCCCGGATGCTCTGGCAGGGCTGCACCGGTACAAAGCAGCCCAGCCCCACCACCCCGGCAGAGCGCCGGGCACGAAAACCAGAACGAAACACGAAAAGGAGTTTTTGCAATATGAAAAGAGCATCCAGCAACGCCCCCGCCGGCCTGAACGTGAAGAAGATCACCGCCTATCTGAAAGGCCAGGCCAAGAACCGCAACGCCGTGCGGATCACCTGCCAGGGTGGCAGCGTGTACATCTTCACCGGCTATGCAGCGTTCAAGCTGCCTGCCGTCCTTTACCCGGAAGTGATCCAGCCCGTGACCATGCAGGCGGTCCCCGCCGATGGTGTGACCATCGTTTCCAGCGATGACGGGTTTGTGGCCAACGATCCGCACCAGCTGACCGCCGCGCAGATGTTCCAGAAGCTCAGCAACTGCAAAGAAGAGGTCAAGCGCACTTCTCTTTTGCAGGAAGTCGAGATGAAGGGCAAGGTCTGGGGCACGTTCCGAATGTTCCGCGATGGATCCCGGCCCATCATGATAAATTCGGAGTATGACGCTTTTGTGGATCATCACGAATTTGTTTACCACGGCAGCAACAACCCGCTTGCGCCCATCCTGGCAACTGACACCGCAGACCCAAAACGCGCCGCCGTGGCCGTGCTCATTGCCCCGATGAAGGCGAACGACGAAATACAGCAGGTATGCAACCGCCTGTTTGCATGATACGAAAGGAGAACGAAATCATGAAGAAGTTTGACAACATCTTTGAACAGGCCCGCGAGATCATCCGTCAGCAGTGGACACTGCAAGACCTGCGCCGGAAAGCCCAGTGCACCGGCAGGCCCGAAGAGGTCCGCCAGCAGATCGCCGCCGCCCGGCTCCGCCTCATCTGCGCCCGCCGCGGCTACCAGCTCAACGCCTGACACGAAACCGGATGCCCTGGCAGGGCCGCACCGGACAAAGCGGCCCCGCCCCACCGCCCAGCATTCCGCCGGGCATATCACGAAACACGAAAAGAGGTTTACACCATGACCACCCCAAACGATTCCCTGGACTTCTACCCCACGCCGGACAGCCTGGCCTTTGATATGGTTTTCTCCCTGCGGGAAGTAAAATCCGGGTTCACCACCTACCCGAAACCCATCCTTGAACCGTCCGCCGGTGATGGAGCGCTTGCGCGTCAGGTCCACGCTCTGGCGTTCAACGTCCACCACGACTATAAGACCGGCGAGGTTGACCAATACGACAAGGGAAAGGCACGAAGCGCGGAGCTTGACTGCATCGAGCTTTCCAGCGATTTCCGCGCCGTGCTGAAGAAAGACGGTTTCCGGGTGGTGCATGATAACTTTCTGACCTTCCGCCCCACCACAAAATACGCCGCAATCGTCATGAATCCGCCTTTCTCCGCTGGTGCCGCGCACCTGCTCAAAGCGCTGGACATCATGCAGGACGGCGGCAAGGTGCGGTGCCTGCTGAACGCCGAAACCCTGCGCAACCCCTGCACCAACGAACGGAAAGAGCTGGCCGCAAAGTTGGAAGAGCTGCACGCCACGGTGAAATATATCCCGGATGCGTTCAAGAACGCCCGCCGCGCCGCCCGCGTGGAGGTGGCGCTTGTGTCGGTGGACATTCCCGACCGGGAGCCGGTGAGCCGGATCCGGCTGGATCTGAAAAACGAAACCGCAGAGCGTTTGAAAGAAAACCCGGAGTTTGCCGCCCTGGTATCTTCCGACCCCATCACGGCAGCCATTGAGCGGTACAACGCCGCCGCAGAGGGTGTGCGCCGGATCTATGAAGAGTACAACGGAATCAAGTCGTTGTTTTCCTCTGCCGGCGCTGGTAAGAAAGAAAACCCTGTGATAGCTTTCACGAAATCTTATAACGACGCTATCCGGGAACTGCGCGGGATGTACTGGAAGCAGCTGTTTGAAATGCCGCAGCTGTTCGATGCGATGACCTACGAAATGCAGCAGGATTACCAGAAGCGAATCAAAGAGCTTGAAGGCTACGACTTCAGCGCGTACAACATTCTGACCGTCCGGGAAGAAATTTCACGAAATCTTCTTTCCAGCATCGACCACGAAATTATAAAGCTGTTCGACGACTGGACGAACCTGCATTATAACGACGAGTACAGCAAGAACGTGCATTATTACAACGGCTGGTGCACGAACTCCGCGTACAAGATCAACCGCAAGGTCATTTTCCGCTGCAACGCCTTTGATACATACGATGGGCGTTTCTGCCCCCGGTACAACGCAACAGGCCATGTTGCCCAGATCGAGCGGGTGCTTCACTTCCTGGACACGAACGGCAAGCCCTACAATGGGGACGAACTCCGCGCCGTGCTGGATGCCGCCGAAAAGAGCGGCCATACCCAGAAGATCCAGCTGCACTATTTCACCGCCACGTTTTACAAGAAAGGCACCTGCCACATCGAGTTTACGAACACGGACGTTTTGAAGTCCTTCAACCTCTACGCCGGACAGCGCAAAGGCTGGCTGCCGCCAACCTACGGCAAAAAGAGCTATCACGATATGGCCGCCGCAGACCGCCGGGTGGTTGACAGCTACGAGGGAGAAGCCAGCTACACCGACACCCTCACCCGGCACCTGATCCCCACGCAGAGCACGTTTTTACAGCTGAATGCCTGACACGAAACCCGCAAGGCCGACAGCGTTCCCGCTGCCGCTGGTGCAAGCCCAGCCGCCCCAGACCGGGGCGGGCGCTCATGGGTAACAGCCCATCCGGCAGGCCGCCGGGAGTATCAGCACGAAATACAGAACGAAAAGGAGTAACAACCATGAAGAACCAGAACGCCATCGCCCAGATCGCCTACATCGTCACCGCCGACTACTACACCAACGGCAAGCCCACCACCTGCAAGATCACCGTGCAGCCGGTCAACTTTGACCCCGCCCGCCTGATCGACTGGTCCGACCGGATCAGCAAGACCCACATCCGCGAAGTCGAGAACTTCACCACGCCGGAGGAAGCCGCAAAGCGGATGACGGAGATCATCGAACCCGCCGCAGAGCACGCTGCCCAGATCCAGCGCCCGGAATCGGTGACAGAACGTCACCACTTGACCGTGCCCCGCCTCGCCGATCTGGCAGCTCTGCCCGCCGTCCACGCCTGAACACGGACCCGGAAGCCCCGGCAGGGTCACACCGGTCAAAGCGGCCCCGCCCCATCTTCCCGACATTTATGCCGGGAGCATCACGAAACAGAAAGGAGGTGTTTTCATGGTTCGATGTTGGATATACTCCGCTGGGCCGGATCAATGCCAGTGTTACAACGTAGATGACGAAAATCTGGCCGATCTGGCAGCACAAGCGCAGTTTTTGGAGGACTTCCGTGCCCAGCGTGCAGCAAACCCGGCTTTATA